AATCCAGCAGTATAGGCAAGAATCAAAGCACAGGCAAAAAGAAAGTTTAAAGTATATCCATCAGCATATGCTAATGGTTGGCTTGTAAAAACATACAAAGCCAAAGGCGGAAGGTATCGTATGGGTACTGGACGTAAGAGAAAATAATGGCAAAACCTAAAGGCGGACTAACAAAATGGTTTAAAGAAGGTTGGGTAGATATTTCTCGCAAAAGAAAAGGTGGAGGACATCCACCCTGCGGACGTAAGTCAGCAAGAGGTGCAAAAGCTGGAGGATATCCAAAATGTGTACCCGCAAGTAAAGCTAGAAGAATGACAGCAGCTCAGAAACGTTCAGCAGTAACTAGAAAAAGAAAAGCTGGTAATCCAGGTGGTAAGCCTAGAAATGTATCAACTTTTGTTAAGAGAAAAAAGAGAAAAACAACAAGGAGACGTAGAAGGTGAGCCCACAAAAGGTAGACAAAAAACTACAAACAGTAGAACGTCTACATGGACTTGAACTACAAACCGCAAAGTTAATATTAGATAGAAAGAAAACACTACAAAGATTAAAGAAACTGAAAGATTACACAAGAATGAATAAGTGTACCTTTCGAGATAAGCAGATAAAAAAGCTTATAGGAGAAAAGAATGGCTAAATTTTTAAGCGGCCCTACTGGTAAACATGGTACTCAGAAAATCCGTAAACACAGATTAAAGTTAGGCGTGACCAGAGATATGAATGCAGCAGCTGGAACTTTTGTTAATACAAAAAATCCTGCAGGAAGCCCAGGTGGTTTCTATGGTGCAGCACCGAAGGCTATAGGCCCAAGATTCGGAAAAACTAAATCACCTAGAAAAGCAACTTTTGCAAAGAAAGCTAGAGTTGGTAGGATAATGAAAAAGAGAAGATAAGTGGACTATACGATTACCAATATACAGACAGATTTTATTGGTATAAGAGACCACCTCTTAAAATATAAACACACAGGGTTTAAGATGTCAAAGGTCAACCCTAGGCATACTAATACTTTCTTACAAGATAAATCTGAGTTTCAGAATCTTTGTAAGCAAATTTTAAAAAAGTTCCCCGCAGATTACAAAATAGTAAATATGTGGGGTACTTTTCAAGCTGCAGGAGAGTATACTGGTATTCATAATCATACATCAGGGGGAGTTGGAAATAACAACATAACGCCTGAATACTCTTTTTGTTATTATCTACATGACATAAAAGAATCAGGAGCGTTATTATTCCATAACAAACAAAATCCCACTTTTTGTACAACAGAGTTTCCTAAAGCAGGAAATCTATACATTTTTAAAAGTGATGTTTTACACAGCACTCAGCCAAACTTAGAAGGTTTCATGAGATACTGTATAGCAGGCAATGTAGGGAGAACATAATGGCTGTAAGAAAAAGAAAAGGTCGAAAAAGAGACCCAAGATTAAAAAGAGCAGGTGTCAAAGGCTTTAATAAACCAAAAAGAACACCTGGTCATAAAACAAAGTCACACATAGTAGTGGCAAAAGTTGGAAATAAAATAAAAACAATCCGCTTTGGGCAGAAAGGTGCAAAAACCGCTGGTAAACCAAAGGCAGGAGAGTCTAGAAGAATGAAAATGAAGAGAAAATCATTCAAAGCTAGACACAGAAGGAATATAGCGAAAGGAAAAATGTCAGCCGCATACTGGGCTAACAAGGTTAAATGGTAAGTGAACTACGATATATCTAAATTTAGTCAAGAAGGGTACGTAATAGTAAAAAACTTTCTGTCAAAAGAGGAACATAAAGAGCTAAACCGCACATGTAAAACTTTAACAGAAGAGTCTAAGTACTTTTCGGCGCAGAAAGACCAATGGATATACAATAGTCCTGACAATCCTTGTAAATTACAGGGTGCCATGGCTTATTCGGACGAATTAAAAGAGCTAGGTAGGAACAAAAAGCTACTTGGAGTAGCAAAAAGACTACTAAAAACACGTCATTTGTCTACTTACATCTCTAAATTCTTTCCTATGTGTCCGAAAGTAGGGTTTTCAGTAGATTGGCATCAAGACAATTTTTATATTGATGCCCTTCCTGATAGATTAGTGAGTTGTGATGTGTTTGTAAACGGAGCAACTAAAGAAAATGGATGTTTACGAGTAGTACCTCGTTCACATACTAGAGGAATCTTCAAACATGAAAACCATTCACATGGAGTATTTCAGTGGATAAGATTAAATCCAAAAGTAACCATTGTGGATGTAGAAATAAAAGAACCTTTTGCAATATTTTTTCACCCAAACTTAATTCATGGGTGTTATAAAAATACTAGCAATGATTTTAGGTATAGTGTCGCTTGGGAATATATGAAATGGCCATATCTTCCCCCAAGACATAGCGACCATATATCAAATGATTTAATTCAAATATAAGGAGAACAGATGTCAGTACCGAAGTTAGATGGAAGAATGTTGTGGTTAGAGGAAGCTCTTGTACACTCAGGTAAGTTTTTATCTCAAATGTTGAATACAGAAAAGAAAAGAGAACTTACTAAAGGAGAAGAAAACTTTAAGAACTTATCAGCAGCTTACTGCTACTTATTTGAAAAAGCTAAACAACATGGTGTCCTAGACGAAGAGGACATGGAATATTTATTTGAAGACGAGACAATACATTGATACAAATTAGTAGAACAGACGTACTATCAGACGGCTTAATGCAGTTCGATGATAGAAGATTTATAAAATTACCCATAGATGGTTATATGAACCTACTTGGCGTAACTCCCAACACTTCACAGCATGGAATCATAAATGCAATCAACAATCCCAAATATCGTTTTATTACTGCCGCAGTTTCACGTAGGCAAGGTAAAACTTATATTGCAAATATAATAGGTCAATTAATAACACTAGTGCCTGGCTCTAATGTTTTGTTAATGTCACCTAATTACTCGCTTTCTCAGATATCTTTTGAACTACAAAGAGGACTGATTAAGCATTTTGACTTGGAGGTCACAAGAGATAATGCAAAAGATAAAGTTATTGAACTTTCAAACGGTTCTACAATACGTATGGGTTCCGTTAACCAAGTGGACTCAGTGGTTGGTAGAAGCTATGATCTCATCATATTCGATGAGGCCGCTCTCGTTGACGGGCGGGATGCTTTCAATGTTGCGCTCAGGCCCACACTAGATAAAGCAAACTCAAAAGCACTGTTTATATCTACTCCAAGGGGCAGAAACAACTGGTTTGCAGAGTTCTGGCAAAGAGGATTTTCAGACCAATTTCCAGAATGGTGCAGTATAAAAGCAACTTATCACGAAAATCCCCGTATTTCTGAAGAAGATATCATTGAGGCAAAGAAAACTATGTCTGAATCTGAATTTAATCAGGAATATATGGCAGACTTTAACGTTTTTGAAGGTCAGGTATGGGCATTTAACCATGAAGAATGTGTAGCAGATTTATCAGAAATAGAAACAAGCAAGATGGATGTGTTCGCAGGAATGGACGTAGGTTATAAAGACCCAACAGCTTTTTGTGTAATAGCGTACGACTGGGATGCAGAAAAGTACTACTTGCTTGATGAGTACTTAGATGCAGAAAGAACAACAGAACAACATGCTATAGAGATTCGTAAACTCATCAATAAATGGGATATAGATTATATTTATATTGACTCTGCAGCTCAACAAACAAGATTTGACTTTGCACAAAATTATGATATTAGTACTATCAATGCTAAAAAATCAGTACTAGACGGTATTGGACACGTTGCAGGAATAGTAGATAATGATAAATTAATAGTACATCAAGCATGTAAAGAAAGTTTAGCGTCTCTTGACCAGTATCAGTGGGATCCAAACCCTAACTTACTAAAAGAAAAGCCTAAACATAACTATGCCTCTCACATGGCAGATGCCCTTCGCTACGCACTATACTCGTTCGAGACAAGCGTCACTAGCTTCTAATTACCCCTTCAAAAAATAGTTCTTGACTTTAGCTTGAAAGTTTGATAAAATTCTATTATACAAGTAAAGTTATGGATTTAAAACGAGATTTAGTTAAATATGTTCGTGACAAGGCTAAGTCTAAGTATAAAAAAGACACGCATTGTTACATTTGTGGAAGTACGGAGAATCTAGACTTCCATCATTTTTATGGACTAACTGAATTACTGGAGTGGTGGATGAAAGAGAACAACATCACCATTGAAACAGAAAACGAAATATTAGAACTTCGAGAGCATTTTATAAAAGAAAACGAAGACAAAGTTTATACTCATGCTGTTACATTATGTCATAATCATCATTTAAGATTACATGGCATATACGGAAAACGCCCAAAGCTAGTAACAGCGACAAAACAACAAAGATGGGTCGAGATACAGAGAGACAAATATGGCATGGTATGATAGATTTATAGGCAGAAACGCAGAGGAGAAAGCAAATCCTGCGCAGTATGTTATAGCTCGAGACCAAGGTACAACTATTCAATCCGTAGAAGTTGTACATAACTATAGAAGTGCATACGAACAACTAGAAATAGTAAACAGAGCAGTCAACATGATAGTGGATGATGCGTCTGAAATACCATTTGATGTTGGAGAAAAAATTGTAGGTACAAACCCTATAGTAAAAAATATTAGAAGAAGTAGAGTAGACTTATTATTAAATACAGAACCTAATCCATTTCAAGATGTAAGCACATTTAAAAGAAATCTTTTGATAGACTTACTGATTGATGGAAATATCTTTGTATATTTTGATGGTGCACATCTGTATCATCTTCCAGCAGAACACGTAACTATACATAGTGACGAGGATAAGTATGTAGAAAAGTATTCTTATGACAACAGTATAGATTACAGCCCGAGTGAAATCATACATATCAAAGAAAACTCATTCAAATCTATTTATAGAGGAATACCAAGACTAAAGCCAGCATTTAGAACTATGCAGCTACTTGGTAGCATGAGAAGATTCCAGGATAACTTCTTTAAAAATGGAGCAGTTCCAGGATTAGTTTTAAAATCACCAAACACTCTTTCTGAGAAAATCAAAGAGAGAATGTTACAGGCTTGGGTTGCTAGATACAATCCACAGTCAGGTGGTAGAAGACCACTATTTTTAGATGGTGGATTAACGGTAGAAAACCTTACAGAAGTTAGCTTTAAAGACTTAGACTTTCAGGAAGGCATTGCAGCAAATGAAAAGATAATCTTAAAAGCTCTAGGTATTCCACCAATTTTAATGGATAGTGGTAATAATGCAAATTTAAGACCAAACCACCGTTTATTTTATTTAGAAACCATACTACCTATTACTAACAAAATAGCGTATGCTTTCGAGAGATTTTTCGGTTTCAAACTTGATGAGAACGTATCAGGTATACCTGCTTTACAACCAGAGTTAAGAGACCAAGCAGGCTACTATGCCACACTTGTCAACACAGGTATAATGACACCGAATGAAGCAAGGGAGGCGTTGAGACTTGAAACAATACCAGGGTTTGATACACCAAGAGTTCCTGCAAATATCGCAGGTTCAGCCTCAAACCCCGAAGAAGGCGGCAGACCGCAAGAGACACCGCCAAGCGAGGAAGAATAATTATGACAAAAGATATGATGGTAAAGGCTTTTTCAGAATTTATGGCGTCAAAAGGCGTTAAGACTATGGATTTAGCCACATATAAATCATTTGGTAATGATGTTCCAGTTAAAGATTATATTCTAAGAAGAAAAATCGGAAGCTGGAGTAGATTATTATCCTATGTAGAACTTAGATATCCAGTATCTCTTCCAGAGCCAGTCAAAAAGGCAGCACCTAAAAAGGTTGAACCTAAAAAGGTAGCTCCGAAAAAGACTGTGAAAGTGGAGAAGAAAGATGTCAAGTAACAAAATTTATCACTGGACGAGTACTTTCAAAACTTTAGGCGAAACTGACGATGGCGGAATAAACATCAAAGGTTCTGCAAGTACAAATGCACTAGATAGAGCTGGCGATATTATCGAAACAGAAGCATGGACAAAAGGAGGATTGGAAAGTTTTAAAAATAATCCAATTATTCTTTTTAACCATGACTATAATAAGCCTATCGGTAGAGCAACAGGTTTAGAAGTCACTGACAAAGGTTTAGATATTACTGCAAAGATATCCAAAGCAGCAGGTGACATTACTCATTTAGTGAAAGATGGTGTTCTCGGAGCATTTTCAGTAGGTTTCAGATGTAAAGACTCTGAATACATGACTGAGCACGATGGATACAAAATTAAAGACGCGGAGCTTTTCGAAGTTTCTGTAGTATCAGTACCTTGCAACCAAGGGGCAACCTTTGGACTAGCGAAGTCTTTTGATTCTATGGAAGAATACAGAAGTTACCAAAAAGAAATATTACAGGCTAACTCAACCGCAGCAGCAGACGCTGTTAAAATTGAGCAGCCAAGCGAGGAGAAATCCTCATCAATGGAGACTGATATGTCAGAAGAAAAGAAATCTCCTGAAACTTCAATCGACTTGGAAGCATTTGCGAAGAAAGTTGCAGAGGATACTGCAGCTAAAATCGCTATGAAACAAGCCGAAGCTAAAGCAGCAGAAGAAAAGCAATTACAAGAGCAGGCTGAAAAGCAAGCTCAAGTAGACGCTGAAGCAAAAGCTGCTCAAGAAGCAAAGGAAATTGAAACAAAAACTATAGTGGAAGCTGGTTTGACAGGAGCTGAAAGGCTAATGGAAGACCTAGAAACTAGAGTTAATGAAAAACAAGAAGACTTAAAATCAGTAGTCGACTCATTAGAAAAGCAACTCGCTGAGAAATCAGAAGAAATCATGAATATTCGTGAATCTAAAAGAGTATTTGCTAACAGAAATGGTTCTGGCGACTGGAAAAAAGACTTCGAGCAAGAAGTTATTGATGCAAAATTTGCTGGTTTAGCTACTGGTAAAGGTTGGGACAATGACTATGCTAAA